CCTGCCTGACCTGCCAGAAGAGAAAGGAGAATGTGAGAGAGATTATTATGAAACACACACCTATTTTAAAATTTATGTTATACTTTACTTACGTTTTAGGGACCTTTCACTTTCTTGAAAGGCCTTTTTTTATTCAACTGTCAATTTTTTCTGTATATATATTCGACATCGAGCAATTCGTAAACAACTTTTTTGTAAAAATTTTTTATTTATTTTTTCCCATACAATCAGGACAGAGAATCTTTATTAAATCGTGTATGTATTCTGCTTCCAGCCACTTGCCGGAATATCCGTCATAGATACGTAAACATTCAGGACATTGAATTTCACACAGCATGATATTTTCTCTCCTCATTTATCTCTCTTACGATATTTAACAGGCTGATGCCAAATTGCCTTAAATACATACTGAATTCTAATATCGGATCTGAAGTTTCTTCTTTTTTTCTATTATCCAATATCTTGTTTTTATGGCAGCACTTGCAATAGCAGCTATGGTAAATTCTATTATTCTTCGAATATGAATAAAAGTCCGACGCTTTTAATGTCTTTTTGCATGTTTTACAAGTCCTCTCTTCTGACTGTGTAAACATTTTCACTACGCCTCCTTTTTTGTTTTCTTCTCCTTATCCCGGCCATCCATAGCCTTCAATAATCTTTCCCTCTATCAATTCCCATTCTTGCCTCTTAAGTAAATACCTTGCTTTCCTTCTGATCTTTCTCTGTGCTTGCTTATGGGCTGATTGCCGGGAAACTTTTGAGTATTTGCACTGCTGGCAAGAACAGCCTATTTTTTCTTTGTATTTTGAGTTATACATTTTGAGTCAGTCCTTTCTTTAAGGAAATTTTCTAAAATCATATTTACATAATCCTGTAAAGACTGCTGGCAATCTGTTGCTCTGTGCTTCAGTAATGTATGAATATTATCTTTAACCTTAATGTGTCTCAACTGTTTATCTGGTTTTATTTTCATTTACTTATCAGTCCTTTCTTCATTCTTCCCAGTCTTCTTTGGCCATTTCATCATTGATACAATCTAATTCTGCCTCTCTTTTTTCAACTAATTCAAGAATTTTTTTCACCAAGCAATCCCGAATTATTTCTGTAATATAATGCATATTACTTATCAGTCCTTTCCGGGATAAATAAATACAAACTCATCTGCTTTTCCATTGTAAATACTTACCGTGACACTATGATAAGGCTTTTCACTTCTCTCATATAAAGGACTGGCAGATAAGGATATATTTTTATCTATACCAACACTCATACCATACCATCCATTCCATTTACCGTTTCTTTGTATATATCCAGTCAGCTTTATCCTATATTTTTCAAGAGATTTTTTAATTCTTTCCTCTTCTTTTTTCAGCTTTATTACTCGTTTTATTTTTCTTAAGATTTTCTCGTAATCTTTAAGAGAAGGAACAACAGCAGTTAATACTTTACCTTTCCCGGCCAATTTATTCTTGTAGCAATTCTCACAATAGAGATTGCTATCGTTAATATCCATGTAATGTGGTGTCATGGCATACATGTTTATTCCGCAAATATCACACTTCATTTACTCAATACCCCTTTCCTTCGATATATTTCAATATGTCGTTATAAGCCTCTTCTCTTGCTATTAAATCAGTTATTGCCGCCTGACTATCTGTAATCAATTGTTTTGCTTTAGATAAACTGTAAGTTTTATCAGTCAGATACATCTTTATGTTTTTGACAATATGTTTCAATGCCTTTATTCTCTCTTTATCTCTTTCCATTACCTCTCTGAGAATTTTCTTATCTGCTTTCAGTCCTTTTATTTCCAGTTTTAATGCTTCGTTTTCTCCTCTCAATCTTACCGACTCGATCATTCTTTTATGTTTTTCACTTTCTCTTTTCATTTACTCTCAGCCCTTTCTTCATTCTTCATTACTTCCCAACTTTCTGTACCTTCTTTAACTTCAAATGGGGTGAACTACCTACGAATGAATTCGTAGGCTTCCTGTTTCATTGACAATACT